CAAGAGATATTTTGAAACATCTTCGCACTTATGTAAAAAACTGCGAAGCTCAAATCAATAAAGGAAAACTTCCTACAAGTTTATGTTTGGAAGGCCCTGCAGGTATTTCAAAAACATCTATCATAAAACAATTAACTCAGGAATTTGGTTACAAATTACACCAAATAAATGCAGCTATGATTGATGATTTGGGTCACTTGACAGGTTTTCCAGAAAGAGAATTCAGATTAATGCAAGATGTTAATGTTGTCAAAGACGGTTATACGGAAAAGACAACTGAGTATCGTTGGACTCCAACAGAGTTCATGAAAGACATGCTTGCAAATGGATACAAGACTACTGGTGAAAGTCGTATGAATTATGCAATTCCTCACTGGCTGAAAGACCTTGGCCCAGATGATAAGTTTATTTTACTTTTGGATGACTTTACCCGTGGTATGCCGATGGTTATGCAAGCTTGTATGACTTTGGTAGAAGAGTATCGTTATGGCAGCTGGAGTCTACCTAAAAACTCTATTATCATTTTGACCACAAACCCCGATGATGGAAATTATAGTGTAGCTAGTTTGGATTTTGCTCAAAGAACTCGTATGAGATATGTTAATATGCGATTTGATGTTTCAAGTTGGGCTGAATGGGCTGAAAAAGCAGAAATTGATTCTCGTTGTATCAACTTTGTGTTACACAATGAAGAATTGTTTTCTAATTCAGAAAAAGGAATCGGTGCTTCCCAGGAATACAATGCTCGCAGTATGACAAAATTCTTTGATGACATTTGCAACCTTCCTGATTTTGCAAAAGATTTGGAATATGTAAAAATTTGTGGAGATGGTGCTGTAGGACAAAACTTTACAGATTTGTTCATTACGTTCATCAATTCAAAATTAGACAAATTGGTAAATCCTAGAGATTTGTTTAACATGTCCAGTGCTGATGCACTTGCTGCTCTCACAGATATTTGTGGTGATTACACTACAAATAAATACGAAGCTCCAATTGCATCACTGATGAGTGTTCGTATCACCAACTTTTTAATTCATACAAAACATATTTCTTTTCAGCAAGATGATGTTAAAAAAGCACTTGCTATTATTTTGCATTCTTGTTTTAGTGATGATTTGAAAACTCGAATTGTAACTAAACTGATCGCACAAGAGTCAATTAAAATAAATCCGAAAGTGCAGTTGATTGCACAACATCCTGACATTATAAAAATGATTCAACGATAATGATCGTAAAAAGTGGCATGTCGTTCTATCTTCATAAGGATCTGGTGGCTTTCATCAGATCCTTTATGGAGAAGGATGATGATTTAATCGAAAATGACAATATTTTGTTTTTCCCTACAGTTGATTTCAAAAGAGAATTATTAACTGTATCAATGACAAAGTTTAATCGAGTTATTCAGGTAAAAAATGCAACAGCTGTTGTTTTCCCTGATAGATTAGACGTTTCCAAAAATTTGCATTCTTTGGTAGATAAAAAGTTTATTCTTGATCCGAACGGAGATTATTATTTTTATATTTATCCCGCAACAAATCAAGTTGAAAAAACATTGCAGTTATGGACTGAACTTTACCAAAGAACCACTCCTATCAAAGGTATTAAGTCTGATAAACTAACAATGTTTATTAATTCAGGAGTTAATATTGACGAAAGTAATTATTATTATTACCAAGATCTTGCAAAAAGAGATCCTATTTTGTTCAATACCTTTTGTAAAAATATGAACAGATTCACAAATTCTGCATATTTGTATGTGATGAAATATTTTGGTGGAAACATTGGAGTAGACTGTTTCAATTATCAAATTAGAGATGTGAGATGGACTGATAGTTTTAATCATCCATACACAAGAAAAATTTGTGAAACAAACGAATTTTTAAAAGGTGTTATTTTAAACAAAATTATCGACGAAGCAAATAGTGCTTTAGATAGAATTACCGTAATAAAAAATCTGAAATTAAACTTTAAATTAGAATTAACAAATGATCAAACTGACGAAAACTCAACTCCAGGAACTGTTTGACAGTTCAAAAACGTGGGAAGAAATTGCAGCGAGCTGGAATGAAAATTCCAATGTTGCAATTACTCCGAAGATGGTACAAGAATGTTTCAAAGCAAATGGATTTAATTTGAGATCCAGAGCAAGAACTAAAACACCTTGGTTCACAATGGTTGATGATCTTAGTGTCATCAGTGAAAGTCAAGCACCTGTTAACAACGAAGAGATCACACAATACTCTTAATGATCAACTTACCTACTGCACCCGTGCCAGTTACGAGTGTTAATCCTAGAAAACTTGTTCTGTTTGCTCATACCAAAGTTGGTAAAACAGAAGCTGTTTCAAAATTACCAAACGCATTGTTACTGGACCTGGAGGAAGGTTCGGAATTTGTCGAATGTATGAAATTAGACATACAAAAGATTATCCGTGAAAATAACTCAAACCCTCTTGATGTATTTGATCAAATTGGAACTCAACTGAGTGATTACTACAACACTCATAAAAAGTGGCAATACGATTATTTAATTGTAGATACAACAACCGCCTTGGAGAAATTTGCTCGTAAGTTGGCTACAATTTTATACAAACAAACCCCATTAGGAAAGAGTTTCACTGGTTCTGATGTTGTAATGGATTTACCAAACGGTGGTGGTTATATGTGGCTTCAAAAAGCTTTTGACAGATTACTTCAACCAATTAATGGTAAGTGCAACACTTGTTTTATTTTGATTTCTCACGTTAAAGATTCAAGTATCAATAAGCTTGGTAAAGAACTTCAAGCTAAAGATCTTGCTTTAACTGGAAAACAGAAGCAAATTGTTGCTGCTGCAGCAGATGCAATTGGATATTTGTACAGAAATTCCAAAAATCCAAATCAAACAATTCTTTCTTTTAAGACAGATGAGTTGGATTTAGCAACTGGAGCAAGACCTCAACACTTGAGTAATCAAGAGTTTGTCTTATTGGAATTATCAAATCCAGATTATGCTACCAATGGAGAATCTAAACAATTTATAAACAATTGGAGTCAAATTTTCATATGAACATTCAAATAGACAACACTGCCAAAACTGTTGCTTTGTTAGAAAATTGCAAAGTAGCAGATGTATTTAATCTTTTAATGAAATGGTTTCCAGAAGATTGGGAAGAATGGACTTTTACAAAAACGGTTGTTAACACAACACCTATTGTTATTGAAAAGAACATTTGGAGAAATCCTTATTGGACTCCATATACACCTTATTATTACAATACTGCTGGAGTAGATTCAACAGACAGAATTGAAAATCCAATACCGTTTATAGCATTCAATTCTTTATGTGCAAAACAAGCAGCACCTCCTCCATTAATCCCTGATTCATTAGCGCCGTACACAAATACATCGTTTGAGCCAACATCTTCTTTCTTTAATTTCTCTGGTGTTATTTTATTGTTCATAATACAATTTCATTTATTTTTATACTTTGCTTAATATCTCTGATCAAATTATATCTGGTCCTCACCCAATCAGCTTTTGTAGTATGATTAGCATAAATATCAGCATGAAACTTTAATGCTTCAATAATAATACCTATTTCAGTAGAATTTAAAACAAATACCATTTTGTTTACTTCATCCATAATAAGTATTCCGTGTTAGTTTGTTCATAATTTTGACATTTTTAATCTGCAATTATAAGATAATGTAATGTATTCTTCTTTTGTAAGCGTGATGTTTAAACGTTTAGCTTTATTTAATTCATCAAGAAAAAGTTTTAACATTTTATAACTAGTTATTTTTAAACCACTACGTTTATTACAGATCTGCTCAACGTTTGTTGCCCATCTGCAATTCACTTTACTATAGCCTTGATTCGTATCAATTCGATCTAAAGAGGTATTTTTCCTTCCGAATATTTTTATATGTGAATTAAAACTATTCTCCATGTCTCTTTTGAAATTTATATATTCTTCCCAATCGTTACTTACAGTAATCCCTCTATCGTAATAATGTTTTCGGTGAACACTATTTTGCTTACATCTAGACCTCATTCCCGCCCAAGTTCGATATAAATTAGATTTTGAATCTCCGTGCGATTTATTACAGCTTTGTCTAGTTTCTTTGCTATAACATCCGCAAGATGTTGTTCGACCTGTATCTAAAGCATTTGTAGGCAAATCAATTGTATTTCCACAAATACACGCACATCTCCAAACTCTGTGTTTATATTTTGAACTATAAATTGACTCCAATACAGTTAGCCTTCCAAATTTTAAACCTAAAAGATTTTTTAATTTTGATGTAACTTTTATTTGAGCCACGCGATGTATTCGGTATTAGTTTGTTCTTGATTAAAAACTATGTATTCAGAGTTTCTTAAACCGTCTCCAGGTTTAACATAAAGACTATCATTACCTATTGACTTGAGATAATCATATCTCATTTGTTGCCTGCTAATTGATTTTCCATCCCTATACCATCCTTCATACACAAAAGGATTTCCCATGTGCACATTCTGAATTAAGAATATTTTATCATTATCATAACCAGTGTATCCTAAAGATTTATCTGTATGAGCAGAATGATAAATCCCTTCCCCATAAGCTGCTCCAGATATAACAGCGTTTGTTGGTCTTAAAATCAATCCTCCTTTTAAAATACTAAAGATGTTGGGATTACGTGTTCCATGAATTAAAAATTCAGTACGTTTATCATTCTGAACATCTAACCATTGATTAAATTCGACAGATCTTTTAGGATGAGTAATTTTATAGATTCTATAAGGTTTGTGTTTGGAAGAATTAGTATTTATAACCAATGGTTGTAACCAATCCGGATCTTGTTTAACTAATTCAATTTTAACTCCTAACAAATCTTCAATTGTTTGGTCATTAGATATAACATTTGTAATGATTTGACTAGACAGCGAATCTAATGTGTCTTGTTCTTTACTAATTCTTACATCTTTTTTATTAAGATCCATTAACAGTTCGTTTCTAACGTTTCCAATTCTTCTTGGAATAGAAGTAAAAAGAAACATTAAATGTTTATTGAAATCATCAACTGAAGTAGCATTTAACATATTGTTAATAGCTCCTTGAGCATCATCAATCATTTGTTTTGTAACTTGCCCAACAGCAATATTATAATTCCTGCCTACATTCTCTTTAGTATATCTAGAAAAACATTGATAAAAATGTTCAACATCTGTAGAGCTGAATGTTAAATTACCAGAAGTTGTTTGAATTTTTAAATCTGATACATCTCGGTATCCTTTTTTAATTTTCTCTTTGTATTTGGAATCCCAACGAGAAATAGGGTAACTCTCGTTTATAGAGGTTACCCCAACTCGTCCGTATTCCACTTTAAAAAGACCATCTTCAGTATCTGTCATCCGATAAAATTTATTATTATTATCGGCAGTTACCATGATCAATTCAATTGGATCTCTCATATTTAATAATGTGCGGTTAAATAAAGATTGTCATCATCAGGATATTTGACCGGCGTACATACGTTTAAAAATTGATCTTGACCAACATTATACTCATCCGGTTTTAATATCACAACATTATTCCAACCATGTTTTTCAAAATATACATCTTCGATTCTCTGATAAAGAATTTTTGCTGTTGGAGGAACATTATTGTCTTCAATAAACTTTAATAATTTTTCAACTGTCCATTCCATCAAAATCTATAGCTATAATTATGCAAGATTTTTAATTTTTTGACGCATATCATATGTCATATATGCTTCAAGTAACTGATAGATTTCTGAATCTTGATCCAGTAAAATTTCATCCATATCCAGCGGAGTTGCTTGCCAAACTTTCAGAAAAGCATTACGGAGATATGGTTTAGCCATATCTTTAATAGTTACTGTTGAATATTTACTTTTTGAAAAATGTTCACCTGATTTACGCAAAGTGTAAATTTTATGATTATCTGAGGTATAAGCTCCAGTTGGAGTAAAATCCATTTCATCAAATACTTCTGACCAAGTGTTCAAATCATATTCGTTTTGACGCAACCAAGTTTTCAGTTTTGTTTTTGTGAAAGGATGGCCGATATGCAGATAAGCTTGTTCAATGACATTTGCAGTAACTTCCTTTGTAAAAGTTTTTTTATAATAAGTACGATAAGTACCATTATCATCATACCCTACTACAAGATCAGAATGTATCAAAAATCTTGAAACTTCCACCTGAGTAAAATTTACACCAGGGTATTTGTCACGACAAAATGTTTTTAAATCAAGAGTTGTGACTGTCTCATGATTGTTGAAATATTCTAAAAGAGCAATTTTTATTAAACCTTCGTTCATAGTTTTGAGTTGTTAATAGTGAAGACTATTCATAGTCTCTGAATGCTTTTAATGTAGGAAACCTGAGTTTTCCTTTTTTAGTATAACCAAAGTGTTTTACTGTGGCAAATTTCTTACTATACTCATCTTTTTTCTCCCACACTTCTTTCATAAACTGTTCTGTTCCTGTCATACCAACTTCGGATGTTTGATTGTTTTTTACTTGAACAACCAAATTACCGGCCATACCAGATCTATTACCTTTACCTTCTTCAACTTTTAAAACTTTAAATTCTTCATCAATGAAATCTTTATATTTTAAAAGTTGTTTACTACGTTTATTTTCATAACCACCTAAGTCCATTCTAACAATTGTCCCTTCATAACCATCTTCTAAAAACTGTTTATGATATTTTCGAAGCTCTTCAATTGTTTTTATTTCATAAGTTGGAACTAAAATATAATTGTTGGGAAAATTTTTAAAATCAGCTTTTAATTTTTCATATCTTTCAGAAAAAACAAGATTTGAATAATTAGGATAATCATATACCCAATACTGCATTGCTTTTGCAACTTCTAAATCTTTTGCATCAGGTTTAGTTTTTCTGACAATGCTGATTAATTCATCAAAATCATCTTTAAAATCATGAGAATACAATTCTCCATCCAACCCATAAAAATCATTTAATAAATGAGGACAACTAATAATAGGTTTTCCTTTCCTACTTATCATTACTGAATCATTCAAATAACATCTAACTCCATCTAACTTAGGTTGAACAAATGTGCGAGCGGCAAATAATAATTTACTGTAATCATCAAAATTATGAGCTAACATCGGTTCAAAAAACTTTCTATCCTTAGTTAAAACTTCATTATAATGATTGTCTAGTTTTTTCTGATGCTTTGCTTTAGCTTCTAAAAGAATTTGTTCTTGTAATGTTGTTTCATTTGCACGACCAACATTTTTAGGAGAAACTAAAGTAATGGCAGATTGTGTCAACTTTCCATCTTTTATACCTTCTATAGTATAAAAACCTGTGTCAGTTGTAAAAATCTGCCATGACTGTATTTGACCCTTGCTTGTGTATTTATATAATACTGGAAACATGATATTACGAACAAACATGCATTGAACCTGGAGGACCTAGTTTTTGCCCACAATATGGGCACTTTCTAGCTTTAAGTAATATACTCATTTGTCTTTCTTTTTACATGAGCAAAGCTCATTTGTGTAGATTGTTTTGTTACAATCGGGGCATTTAATTGTCATTTGTTTATCTAATGAGTCTAATAGTTTGCATTTTTCCAATACTAGTTTTTCTATAATCTCTTCTTTTCTTTCAAGTTGAGTTTTAAAAAATTCAGATTTTCTTCTCGCATTAAACAGAAAAACCATCAAAATAAAAATGCAAAGTATAAGCCAGTTTTGAAATTTATTCATCTTAAGGATAGTTCAAGTACGGCTAAAGCACACCAAGCTGTAGCTATTTTGTGATCAAGTGGAGTTTCATTCTCTTCTCCGTGTTCAAATATATGACGAATCATTGCATTCTGATAATCTTCAACAGGAAGTCTACTAAATCCTTGCCAGTCTAAATCTGTTTCAGCATATTTTTCATGACCTAACTGTGATCTTTCTGCGATCTTTATTAAAGCCAGA